TTGCATAGCACGCCGGAAAGGTCGTTCGGGTTCTGCTTCGCCCGTTCAACCTTTATTTTGAGGTCGTCCGTTTTCTTTATCGTGCCTAACGCCGGGTTTGCCTTTTGCCACGCGCCGGGGTTATCCCATTCGCCCCGGTCGTCAAGTTCATAAAGCACGGGCAGGAATGTTTCATCAGTTATAACGCCGTCCGCGACTTCGCAGGCGTGGTTATACATATCGTCGAATATACATTCCCGGACGGTTCCGGCGGTTGTTATCATAACAAGCAGCGGTTGCCGCCTTGCCGCCTGTGATTGGCGCATAACTTCATAAAGGTTTCTGTCCTTTACGCCGTGCAATTCGTCCATGATAACAAAGGACGCGTTCAGGCCGTCCAGACTGTCAGAGTTACGGGAAAGCGGCTGCAACTTCGACATTGTGGGAATATAATACAAGTCCGTTTTGCGCTTTCTGAAATGCTTTGACAGTTCCGGGGATTGCTTCACCATGTTATGACATTCATCAAATAACAGGCGGGCTTGTGCGTACTTTGTCGCCGTGCTGTAAACCTCTGCGCCGCCCTCACCGTCGGCAATGAGCATATAAAGGGCAAGCCCTGCTAAAAGCGTCGATTTGCCGTTTTTACGCCCTACAAGGAAGAACGCTTCACGGTAGCGCCGCAAGCCTGTTTCCGCGTCTACAAAGCCGAATAACGCCTGTATAAAGGCTTTCTGAAACAGTTCAAGGGAAACAGACTTGCCCGCCCATTCGCCTTTACTGTGACGGCAAAAGCGTTCTATAAATTCAATCGGGCGGCTTGCCCTCGATTCGTCGAACACATACCGCCCCGGTGTCAGACTTTCGACGGCAAGCCTTGCATATACCGATTTAATACGCCTGCAAGCCGGAATTTCCCCGGACGTTAGCAGGTCGTTATATTCCGTGATGTAGTTCACTGATTCACGGCGGCGAATTCAAGCAATGCGTCGGATTCTCCGTCTTTCTCGCATTCCGCAACAAGTTTCAAATAGGCTTTCTGCGTCGCAAGATAGATTCGCATAAGGGCGGCATAGTCCTTGTATTCGCCTGATTCTTTTATTTTTTCAAGTTCCGTTTCCATATAGGCAATTTCAGCGGAAAGGGCGTTTATCTGCATTTGCCTTTCCTGATAATAGCTTTCATTCATGGTCTGTTACCTCGCTTTCTTCTTCACGCATAATCTGTAAAAGCAGTTCTTGCGCCTTGATGTATGTTTTCATCTTGTCAAGCAGCTTGTCGTCTACATAGTCGGCATATTCAAGCTGTGCTTGCAGGTCGTTCCGTAACGCCCGGACGGTGTTATAAACCGTTGTTGCCGCCCTTGTGCGTTCTATCCTGTACGTTGCTTTGTAATTGTTCATGGTCTGTTACCTCGCTTTCTGAATAATGTTTCCGTCCGCGTCGAACGTGTAGCCGTCTGCAATAGCGCCGCCCGCGCTGAAATGTTCCGCGTTATGACAGTCAAGGCAAAGGGCTTCAAGGTTGTCCGGGTTCATACTGATTTCCGGCTTGTCAATGTTCGCCGGGGTCAGATACTTTTTATGATGTGCGATAGCAGCGGGCGCGCCGCACCTTTCGCATATATAGTTCCGTGAAGTCAGGAACGCTTTTGAAAGCCTGCGCCACGCCGCCGAATTGTAAAACTGTTTCTGCGTCATGTGGTTTCCCTTTCTGCGCTTAAAGCCTTTAACAGACAGTCAATGACGCGCTGCAACTTGTCCGTGTCCGCATTCTCGCCGTAATACCATTGCCACAAGATAAACCGTCCGGCGGTCAGCGCAACGGGGGAAAACTCGCCCCCGTCCGCTGTATACCCCGTGGCATGGTAGATATAATCCGGCAATGCTTCGACAAGGGCTTCAATCTGCTCGTCGTTGTCCGTGCCGCTTATTCGCAAAATGTTTCTTGCTTCTTCAAGTGTAAACATTGCCGTTCACCTGCCTTTCTAATTAGCCCGCCGATACTTCGATTTTCACGAACGCGCCGGGAACAATGGGCTTTCCGTCTGCGATACAAAGCGCCCTGTAATCAATCAGGCCGCTTGTAAATCCGCTTTCGCGGCTTACTTCAACGGCTACGCCCTCCGGCACGTTTACGCCGTAATAGCGGAAATTTCCGAACAGGACAGTTCCGGCGGGAATGTTATCGTCAATGACGATTTCAAAGCCGAAAAGCCTGTGAACGCCGCCGCTTGCCGGGTCGGTGAACAGATACGTTCCGTCATCAGCTTTCAGCGGGTAAACCTGCCCGAACAGGGTTGCCGTACTCATGGCGAATTTTGCGCCGCCTGCATAGCCTGCGGGCAAAAGGGCGATTGCTTCAAGCAGCTTGTCGCCTGTCAGCGCGTCAACGGTCAGGCTGTTTTCGTCCGTCCATGTAATGCCGGAAAGAATGCCTGTGGGCTGTCCGTTCCCGGTTCCGCTTACGATTGCCGCGCCGATAGCGTCCGCAATGGCGCTGCGTAATTCCTGCGTGATGTAGCTTTCAAAAGCGGAAATTTCCATGCGCTTAACGGCGGCACTCATGGAAAGCACCTTGATTAACTCATAAGCGGAAAAGTTCACGGCGGTAGTAGTAGCCTTTTCACGGTCTACGGCTTCGCCCTCGACGTGCCACGCCGCCGCGTCGGTCGGTGTTCCGACGGGAACGGACAGGTTCGCCGGAACATTGAACAGGCGGATTTCGTTGTAAAGGCCGTTCGTGTTCCTTGCCTGCTTGATGATTTCATTCAAGGTCTGTGTCGGAATAACGGCGGCACTGTTTGACAGGGTGTTGAAGCTGTCAGCGCGTTTTTCCGCCTTTGCCGCCTGCATTGCCCTTGTTTCGGCTTCGGAAAGTTCCTTGCCTAACAGGTTCTTGAAAAATGCGCTGCGGTATTCCGGGGTTGCGTGCGTGTCTGCGGGTGTCTGTGCTGCGCCCATTACGGCGCTTTCAATAGGGTTGAAGTTGTTCATAGTCTTTTCTTCCTTTCCGGCTCTCGCCTGTACTTTGGTTTGTTTGTATGCTGCCCGGTTTACGATTGAGATTTCATAAACCGCCGCAATCTGTGTGATAGTGCATTCCCGTTTCTGTTCGTTGACTTCCTGCGCCCCTATATCAAAGGCAAAGGACATTTGCGAAAGGTCGCCGCGCTTTATCGCTTCGTAAACGCTGCGCCCCTGTTCCGTGTCGGGCAGTTCCGCCCGCATTTCAAGCCCCTCGTCGGTGACGGTCAGGGCAAGCGTTTTCGGGCTGCGTGCAAGGGGAATGCCTGTGCCGTTGTGGTTGACAAGCAGCGTAATATCATCAAGGTTCACGCCGTCAAGGGCGCTGCGGCTTATATATTCCGTGTAGTCGCCCATATCGGCGGGCTTGTCGAATACAATGGCCGTTCCCTCGATTATTAAGGGCTTGTCACTTGCCCGGACGTTATACGCCCGTGTTTGCATTGTCTGTTCCTGTTTCATGGTCTTTTACCTCGCTTTCTTCAAGTTGGTATGCGTCCGCTTTGTCGGCGGTCACATAGTTAAGGGATTGCAAGCGCCTGTCACCGTCTGCGACTTCCGGCAGCGCAAGCAGGTTCCGGGCTTCATTTATGGAAATTACCCCGAAAGGCAATAACTCCCGCAAAAGTGAAATTCTTGTCGCCGCGCTTGAAAATTCAAGGCGTTCGGCGGTGAATGTTATTTCCCGGTCGCATTTCCGGGAAAATTCAAGGCTTGCTTGAATTGCGAAAGGTTCAATCAGGCTTTCATAGAATGCCGCGAATTCATCTTCGGTGTAGTCGCCGGAAACGATTTTCGGGGATATGCCTAAATAGGCGAATATTTCCGCGTTCACGGCTTCAACCTGCTCGAACGGTACGTCATAGGACGTTTGCTGCGTCGGTACAAATTCAAAGCGTTGGTCGGTCGCTGCGATTCCGCCCGCGTTGGTTACGCTTAAATAGTCCTTGACGAATTGTTCCTTTTCCGCCTTTACCTGCGCCGGGTTCACAAGGCTTGTGAAGCGCAGTATTCCCCGAATGTTTGTTGCATTCTTCACGGCTGCGCCCGTGGCTTCTGTCAGCGTGTGCGCCGTGTCAATCAGGGG